TATTTGGTCTTCGTGCTTTACCAAAACCTTTTAATTGTATAACGCCACCGTTTGAAAGACCTTGTCTTCGTAATCTTTGTGTAGCTTCCATAAGTCCACCACCAGCTTTATATATTCTGCCTCCCATGGCAGCTGGTTTACGTCCTTTGAAATCTTTTCTTTTTACACCGGACGGATCTTTTATTTTACCTGCACAAATTTTAGAGGCGTATGCGTTCGCGTATGCAGACGGATAAACTTTAAATTTACGCTTCGCTGCCGCTTTACCTCTTGGACATAGTTTAGTCATTATTTTTTACCCATTTTCTTTTTCATAAAAGCTTGAAGACCTGGATTTAATTTTGAAATACCGCCGCCCATTTTTTTAACACGACCGCCTTTCATCATTTTAGCTTTGCCAAGATCTTTTGCACCTTTACCATCAGCAGCAAAGAAAGGAACTTTTTTACCATTCTTTGTTACCATTTTTAAACCACCATTTTTCATCATGGTTCTTTTTTTCATCATGCCACCACCCATCATTTTATTTCTTGTTCCGTAATCTTTTCTCATTTTTTTCCTCCGTTTTTAAAGATTTGTGTTCCCTTTATACCATAAATACTCGCCACGACAAGAATCCATAAATTTGTAAACCAGCTGGGCAGTTGTTGAAATTGTTCAAAGAACTCTTTTATCTTTGCAGACGCACCCGGATCCTCTGAAAAAACTCCCCAAGCGATCACTAAAATTGGCAGCGTGAGCACGACCAAAACGAACTCGTCTTTCCAGTCCGATTGACGCGCCTCTAACAATTTGCCCTGGTATTCGCTCTCCCCACGGGCCATCTTATCTGCATGCATCAGCTGTGCATCAGCCATTTTCATTTTTGTTTCTTGTTTTTTCTTGTAGATATGCGTTGCCGCGTTTAATCCAAGTTTTAATGCACTAAACCACATAATTATTCTCCTTTTCTAATTATTGAAATAGCATCTGGAACTTCTTTTGCAGGTGGTATTGTTTTACTTAAAATAGTTTTTTGAATTGATGTATCTGCACGTAATTTAGCTAGCTCTTCATTCTGTTCCATCTTCTCATCTTGGTTTTGATCGTTCATCATAGCTCTCATACGCTCTAAATTTAGTCTTTCTTCACCTTCTTTTTCTTTTCTAGCATCATCTTTAGCTTTTAAGTCTAATTCTCTTGCTCTTAGTGCTGCAACTGGGTCATTATCAAACTGTGAAGTTATTTTTTTCTCTTCTTTTGCAAAATCATCCATCATTTCTGATATTAAAACAGCTTTTCTAGCTTCGATTCTCTCTTGAAGCATTCTTACCTGCTGTTGAAGCTGTGGATTTTGCATAGCTAGCTGTTGCATTTGAACTAATTGAGGTATTTCTTGTTTAAATTCTATTTCAATCTGCTCTTGCGCCATTAAACTTATGTGTTCTAGTATATTTTTTTGTATTGCAGCGCCAACAGCGGGTGAATTTTTTACCATATTAGTTTCCATAAAGTTTAAATGCGCTGTAATATGTGCTTGATGGTCTTGACCAGGGAAAGCTTGGAAAGGTTTACCTGCTAAAGCATCAATATGCTCTAGTGCAGGGTCTTTTGGTACAGGTCTTTCTGGTCTTTTTAAAATTAAATCAATATCTTTTACCCCCAATGCCTCATACATATTACGATATACTTCGTATTGATTATGTATTTGAGGGTTCGAGGCAGCCAACTGCATTTCCGTTTGAGCTAAAGATATCCTTTGCGTTTGGCTAAAGATATTTGGATCTGCAACTGGTAAGATGTCTACACGGTCGTCAAAATCTAATTGTTTAATTTGATTTTGTCCACCAATAACATCATAGGGGTAAACTGGAGGTAGATAAGTTTTAAATACTCTAGCTAAAATAGTAAATTCTTTTTTCATCGCGGCATACATTCTTTTATGGATCGCAGACATAACTCGCGATCCTCGTTCCAACATAGCCACTGTCGTGCCCACTGCTGCTTGTTGGTTCCCATCTCCTACCTGCAGGTCGGCAATAGATGCAAATCTTTGCCCTGCTGATACCACGACACCCATAAGCTGTAATAAAGTTTGAGATGGTTCCTTAAATGGTAAAGTCATAAATGCATCTTTCAGGTTTCCACCTGGTGCATCAACATCTCTAAATTCTCCTGGTTGTATTGATTGCGCTTCATCTCTCATTTTGATTCCACGCATTTTAAATCCTGCTGGCAAGTTTGATAAAGTTCCTGCATCTAACAATTGTCTTAGTGCAGCGGTTGCTGTTCTTGATAATCCTCCGATCATGTGGGTTAATCCAAAACCATAAAAACCTAATCCTGGTAAAAATTTAAAATGTACAAAATAATTAATTTTAGTTTTGTTAACATCAGTTGCTTCATAGTTTCTTCTAATTGATAATACTTTTCTTGTTCCCTCTTCAACAGTTACGATATATGGAAGTTTAATTCCTGTTGGTTCTCCATCTATTCCTATATCCTCAAAACCTTCTAAGTCTAATGTTACATGACACTCCAACAAAGTGTACATTCTTTCATCTCTTCCTCTAGACATCCCATCAAGTTCTCTCTCAGCTTTTTCAGAAGCTGACTCATCCATGTAAGCTGGGTTGATTTCTATGTCTCTATAGAAACCACCAACCTGTTGTTTTCTTAATTCGTTTTCTGTTATACGAACTCTGTGTATTACAGATTCGCAGTCGTCTAAAGATGTTGCAGTATATGGTACAACGATATCATCCGCTGGCACATATTTTGAAACAGCTCTTTTCATGATCTCATCGTAGTAAACTTTTTTAAATGCAGAACCTGCTAGTGGTAAATAAAACAACATTTGATCAAACTCTGGTTCATACTCTTTCATCTCAGACATAATCTGATAATTCATAAATTCTTTTACTCTTTGTGATTGAGCTTCTTTATCTGGTGTTGCTACACCTATAATTTGAGTTCTAACTGGACCACCTGCTGGTAGTAGTTCTTTATATGCTAAAGCTTGAAACTGTGTAACAGCTTCTGCTAACACCGGGTGTGTCGCGCCGCTCGCTCCTCGAAACGGTTCTGTTCTATCATCGTAATTAAAACCTAACAGCTCTAATCCTGATGTGTAAGTTTTTTCCCAATCTTTTCTTGATGCTTTGTAGTCTGTATAATTTTCATACATTTGACTTCCCAAAGGATCTAAAACATCGTCTGGTAACAATTCTGCTAAATTAGAAAAGTGATCTGGTGTTCCTTCAACATTTACAGAGGACGGATCAAAATTTATATCTACACTTCCATCTTCGTTTTGTTGAACCTCAACAGGTCCTTTTGTTTCTTTTGATTGTTCTTTTTCTAATTCTACTTGTATCTCATCTGCGCTAGGAATATTAATTTCTTTTCGCACCTCATTAGGTAAAGCTTTATCTATTTCTGACATTTATTTCTCCAGTTTTACCGTCTTAACAGTATTATTTCTAATATTCAAGCCTTGTGGATTAGGCCCTCTTTTTGGCGGTGGTCCTGATTTCTTGCCTCCCGCTCCTAGTGGCTTGTCTATCAAGCCTCCCTTAGCGGCTTTTTTAATTTTTTGATTTCTTCTAATTTCTTGTTTTAAATCATCTATTCTTCTTTTTCTCATCTCAGGATCATTCATAAATGGTCCCATAAACATATTAAAAAATTCTGGATTTAAATTTATTATTTCTCCGTCTAAATTAAATTTAACAGCTTTATCTGGATCAGCAGAAAAAATACCTCCCATTTGAAAACCAACTCTTCCTCCGCTATAAAACTTTTCGTCAAACAATTCTTTCAAAACTAAATCTATTGCAGACTCCTCTGACATTTGACCTGCAAGTTCACGAACACGTTTTTCAAATTCTTTCTTTTTTCTTGTGCTAAAATTTTTTGAATATTTATCTGTTAGCTCTGACATTAATAGTAAGTCCTTTTAGTTTTTACAGTTTGCTCTTCTTCATAATCTTCAGGATGCGGTACCAACCCTCCCTGTCTAAAACGCATCACAGCTTGTGTCATACTATCGACCAAGTCATCATGATCCCCGTATGGAAAAGCTGCACACTCTTCAACCACCTCTTCTGCAAACTTTTCTTCAGGAGCCCATATCATACCAGATTCAAATAAAGGTGCAACAGCATTTACTCTGGCATGCTTATCGTTTCCTTTTGATGGGGTGTAGTTAACTACAGGTATTCCCATATTTCTTAACTCGTATGTTAGTGGCAATCCACTAGCTTTTGCTTCAATCAATACTGTTTCAGGTTTCCAGTAATCATACTGCTCTTTTGCTATTCGACGAAGTTCGGGAAACTCGTATCTACCTTTCAGTGCATCAACCAGTATCAACTGTTGTGGACTATCTTCGTTCTCACGAAAGACACCCCATGTCGTGATCGCACTATAGTCAGCTGTTTCTTTTTTCATAAACGCAGTATCATAAGATTGTATCACATGCTCTAGTGGTGGCATATCTTCTTTTTCCCAAACATTCCACCACTCACGTTTTATAATAGCTCCTTCTTCAGATGTTGGATTCTGCATCCACTGTGCATTCCATTTACCTATCGATAAAGATGCTTTTACAGATTCTAATTCTTCTATCTTCCAATACTCAGGCCATACAGGTTCGTTACTTGGCATGATCGCTGGAAACTCTACCAGCTCCCACTGATCTGACTTTGCTTCCTTTTGATGTTTTAGTAACATACCTGTTAGATCTTTTGTATTCCATCTTGTCATTACACAAACAATAGATCCACCTGGCTGAAGCCTTTGACGTGGTCCTGACGTATACCATTCGTATGCTCGCTCCAAAGCTGTCATATTCATGGCGTCTTGTTCTGAGTGCGGGTCATCAATAATTAATAAATCTGCACCACGTCCAGTGATTGCACCACCAACACCAGATGCAAAGTATTCACCACCCTGTTCTGTTTCCCATCTTCCCGCTGCTTGACTATCTTCTCTTAGTCTTGTCTCGAACACTTGTTTATAATCTTGTGTGTCCATAAGTGTTTTTGCTTTACGACCGAATCTAATTGCTAGTTCCCCGGTGTGAGTTGTTTGAATTATTTTAAGTTTTGGATTACGCCCGATCATCCAAGCGGGCAGCAAGGAGCTGGCAAACTCGGACTTGGTATGTCTTGGTGGCATATTGACGATTAATCTTTTAATCTTGCCTTGAGCTATCTGATTAAATTTATCTGCAATAATTTTATGATGTTCCCCTTCAATAAAATCAGGCCACATGTGTTTGGCAAACGATAGAAAATCGTCTTTGACTTTTAGGATCTTTTTCTTTTCATCAAGCTTTACGTACATTTTCATAAAGTCTTTTTTGATGTCGGGGGGAAGTTTTTTTATTTTGTCTAAATCAATATGCATTTGAAAAAAATTTTTTGTAAAATTTTTTGGTTAATGTTTCCAACGATTGTTGTTTTATTAGGTATTATCCTAGAAAGCAATAATGATTTTGGGGTGGTTAAGGCTACAAATCCGACAATACTAACACAAGTTAGTAACATTTTTGCGCGATAAATAGTTTAAAAATTTAAAATCTAGATTTTTTAGGGGGTGTTTTAGGATCTCTTTTTAAATAAAAAAACCCGCCACGCGTGGCGCGTGGCGGGGTGCGAGAAGCTAGTGTTTATTTACTTTTTATAAACTCTATTTTTTTAATTCCTATTCCGTTTTTATATGGAATTACTTTGTAAGGCGTTGGACTTTCAAGCCCCGTCTTAATCGCGTCTTTTATGTAATACTTCCATGTAGTAGCCTGAAGGTGATCCTCAGGCGTCCCGTCTTTTAGTTTATTTATATTCATAAAACCGCGTTTGTTATATCGTTAGGTTTTCTTAAATCTTCAGCCCTTCTGCAATCTTCAAGTGATTTAGGTTTAAAAAATTTATCTCGCTCTATTCCGAACCCAAGATGGTGCTTGACAGTTAATAATTCATTTAAGTCAACGTAGCCTAATTCCTCATCAGTTAAGCAACATAACCCAAACGCGATATTAGTTTCGGGGTCAAGCTCCGATAGGTACCAAGTGCCTATTCCAGCGGGATTAAATAACTTTAAAACGGCTTTAAATTCTTTGGTGCCGTCTTGCTCTTTATGATTTGCAATTAATTTTTCTTTAATTGCTTTTGTCAGTATTTTCATATTTTTATTTCTCACTTTCTTAAGGGACTTTATAGGATAAGTTTTTATTATCAAGTTTTATTTTTTAGAATTATTCTAAACTAGCGCTCTACAACCTAGACGCGAGTTGCTCGTAGCTAGAAAGTTTTAACGAGTATCGGGGGGCGCGTGGCAGCCTGA